TGTTGTTAAACCAGTTACACTAAATGTATCACCTACATTATTCCTGAATTTGATAATACCTGTTTCGCTACTGTATTCCCCCTCAATAACAAATACATCCAAAGGTAAACCGAAATATGTTGTTGCACTAATTGTTGTTGAGGTTAGTCCATTCAAGAACTCAGTTGGTCCTGTTACTGTACCGCCTGTGAAGACAGAACCACCACCAGAACCCGTAGGGATTGGAATAAGGGTTTGATTTCCGTTTATGGCGGTTAGAGTTAGGACCTCGCTTGACATGTCAAACGTCCCACCTGTAATCGCTAAATCAAGTTCATCACGTAATTGGATTATTATTGGGCAATTAATTAAATCATCACATTTTAAGAATGGATTTTCGTACCTGAAATCACACGCTAAATTTTCCAAAAACACTGGACTAAAAGGCAACGAACAATCTGTAGTGATAGCAGGTGCTGCCAGGTTTAAATCAATAAACCAACCGATACTAAAATCAACACCGAAGTTATTGATAGTAGAAATTTGTGGGTTATTTAATATGTTTATAGGGTTTTGATTTGCTCTAAACCAATTAACCAAGTCACGTAGTATCTCACTCGTTTCCAATAAGATAGCTGGTTGATTCTCTCTATTCTTCAATAAAACATCCAAGCAATAAATTCGAATCCTATATTCATTTGAATTAAGGTTAAAAGATATTGTTTGTGGGACAGCATATAATATAGGCCAAGTATTATCGCCTGACGTAAATGGGTCTATCTGCTCAAAGAAGCTTGACTTAAACCTTTGAACGTTTGGATGTTGTGATGCGAATGATTCAAGTGCTTGAACTATTTGATTATAATTTTGTGTCATTGCTTTTATTATTAAACTATATTATTTTTTTGTGTGTTTATCTTACTCTTAGGTAACTGAATGTCGCTTGTGGTTCAACCACTAATAGCATTCTAAAGGCCATAGAGTCACTTATATCTGGGGACCTACCTATTTGCTTCTTAACTGAATCTTTTGGTGTCATATGTATTTTACCATCTTGGTCTGCCTTTTCTCTTTTTAATACTTGAAGCTCTTGGGTTAGACGAAGTTGAATATCTGCGTTGCAATATATCGTTATCTCACCTGAGTTTATTTTATCAGCCAGTTTAAAATACAATTGCGTCTTAAGGTTTTGATAGTTCTCGTCCATCAACGCTTTGCTATTGTTGACTATTTCTAAACAACCAGGAAAGTTATCAGCCAGTCCACCACCAACACCATCGGTATCGAATATAAGCTGTTTGTTTTTAATTTGGTATTTAACTTTTAATTCATCGATTATTTCTTTTTGTAAATTTAATCTCATCTTCGATAACTCGATAACATCAATGACTGTCATATCGTCCCAGACTAATATACAAGTCTTATCTTTACCTAATCTAGCCACATCTATTGTGATGAATACATTCTTTTTATCAGGTAGTTCAAGAAACTTGGTTTGCTTTGAATCGATAAATATAGCCATAATACTATCATAGTTGAACATAGATAATTCATCTTGATATTCCCAGTTCCCATAAAGTAATCTATTTTTGGTTACTGTATCAGCTCTATTTAATTGTTTAACGTAATGTGCAGTAATATATTCATTGTCCGTATTCAACGCTGGAATAAAGCTTTTATATTCTTCAAGGTTACCATCAAGTGACTTTTTATAGAACTCATTATACACCCAGTTTCTTGCTGGATTACAAGTCATTATTATCTTTGGTTCTAGGTTGAACTCATCTAATTTAAATCGAATACGTGTGGCTACAATAGTCTTTGCCTTAAGACTTATTTGGTTACACTCATCAATGAATGCTCCAGTAATTTCTAAAGACCCTAACGAATCGAATTCGGGGTCTGAGGGGTACGAGAATAAATCCTTTAATACTATTTCACTTTGGTTGTAAAACTTAATCATCTTATTCATTTGATTATATCTGTAATGTACATTTTCTTTTAAACCTAATTTACCAGCAACTTCAAAGAATGTCTTTAGTGTCGTTGATTTCAATGTATCTAATTTAGCTCTACCCATTAACCATCTAGTACCAGGATATTTCAGTGCACTTACTATCAACCAGAAGCAACCTATAAAGGACTTACCACCACCAGCTGCACCACCATAAAGTAGCTCGTTGACTCCGTTCGTATACATCAGCACCTTCAAGGCTTCTTTTTGCTTTGCGGTAAGTTTTGGAGTTAATTCCATTTGTTTAATCTAGGTTTAAATTGATTGTTATCTTTTCTCCTAGTGGTGTTGTTATATCTGTCTTTATTTCTTTTGGTGCTTTTATCTCGAACCCTTGGATACGACTTACCAATTCCATTGCCTTTATCGCTACGACTGGTCTTTCATATATCGAATTATTGATAATTATTTGAAGGTCACGTAATACCTGCTCCCTTGTGATGATTTCTTTTTTTGAGATTTCTCTTTGCTTTTCTTGCATATATTCGACTATCTTTGGATTGTGCGATAGTACGCTACCTCTATTTAATGCAGTAACTCTGGTGCAATTTGGATATGCAACAGAGTATGCTTCAGTGGCGTTGCCAGAAGTTAAATAGGATTCTGCAAAGGTTATGTACGCTGCTTTCATATAATTTCGTTTTTGTGTTGATTGTAATAATTTTGTAAACGAGCTATAATTGGGGTCATCTTACACGCACAAGTTTTTATCCCTAAAAAATAGTTCTGTAAATCCAATGCTACCACTGGTTCTTTTTTGAATGCGTTTATAAACCCTTCAAGTTCCTTTAATTTAGCTTGCCTCATATTTATTAATTATCTCGAATTTGTTATTGTTTATTGAATGACTGTTTTATCTCCGTCTTCAAGGCTTTCATCAATCGATAAGAAGGTGTGCGTGATAGCCCTATATGTGCTGCCAGCTTGCTCGAAGAATCATATCCTTGTTCATATATCATTTGGAATAATAACTGCTTGTCAACGGGCATTTGGGATACATATACTTTTATATGATTAATTTTATCCTGATGGTTTTTTTCGATTTCAAGGATTTCTTCTTCATCTTGAACTTCTGACATTAGTGAATCCTCTAACCTTGTTTGCTTATCGGATGAATTTATATCCGATATTATTTCGTTCAAGGACACTAAAAGGGCATCCGTATATATCCACTCTTTTTTAAATTTTGTTCCTCGCCACTTCATCTGCATTACCATCCACCTTACAGCAATCGGTTCAATCATGCCTAACTGGATTTTATCATCCAGTTTAGCTTGATTGTCAATAATATAGGTATAACAATCAGTAACTAAGTCTGGAGCCAGTTGCGATAGTCCAGAGTACTTAAGGATGTTCGAGGCGCATTCAAGTAAATAGCTATATCTATTGGTGAAGAATGTTGAAATTGTATTTGTTGTTGTCATTATAAATGTTTTTTATTTAGTTTTTTATCTATTTCAATTATCTCTTTGTTTATATTTTTCTTTAAAACCGCACTGGCTAGGTTAAAATAGTGTTCTATTTCTGATTCTTTTGCGTTCACAATGCATCCAGCAAGCAAATATAATTCAGAGGCGATAGCTTGTTTTAACCAAAAGTAATACACCTCCAGGCATACCTCAACCTCAACCAGCATTTCTTCTTCGGTAAGGTGTGCGGCAATCATTGCTATTATAAATAAATCATTCGAGTCTTCTAATACCATTTCGCAGTAACCAACAAAATCTAGTAAATTTTTGAATGTTTTCATTTTTTAATTCTTTTTAATATTTCGTGTGATTTTTTAAGATAATCGATTAAGTTGATGTGTGCTCTTTCTTTCTTTTTGGTTTGCAACAAGTCTAACATTGCAATTTCCTTTTCGATTGTATTGGATGTTTGGTTGTTTCTTGGTAATTGTTTGGTGTAGAAAGTGGGTGTTGGTAATGCTTTGAGGTCCCAAATAAGATAACCATCATAGAAGAAATTAATATATAATATTTGGTCGTATTTATCAGCTTTTGACATTAGGTAATCATACTTCTTCTTTTCAATTATAAAGCCTCCTAAGCCACGGTGAGTCATTTCTCTTACTTTTATTTCAACCAGTACTTTTTTGAATTCTATTGTATTTGTTTGTGGGTTTAATAATTGTATGTATGTGGCATCAAATTGGTCTTTGCCGTTGTAAGGGGTGAATTTTATATTTAATTGTTCATTTGTTTTTAAATACTTCTTGAAAAGCAATCTTTCTCTTATTGCCTTCGCTTGTATCTCTAGTTGGTCTTTATCAGTCATAACAATAAATATCACGGGTTTTTGGAAAGTTCTTGTTTTTGTTATTTATTTTTTGTATATTTGTCAAAATATACAATTTATGAATACAGATAATCTTCGAGTTAAGAAAATAGGTTCAAGCAAAAAAATAAAAGTAAGAAATTATAAGGTGGAATATGGTCAAGTAATTAAAGGTTCTGATTCGATGTATATTCAACTTTCTGGCTACGTTATTCCTTGCGCTGGGGGCGACCTTAATAAGGAGTTTCCACGTATGATGGGCAGACTTGCCCATCATGTTAATCTTATCACACCAGAGGTCTTCTTTGACCTGTCTGTGTCGAAACCTATCTACAAGACTTATGACCATTCTGAGTCATCATTGACTGTCGCACAAAACACTACCAATGAAAAATACACTTACTTCGCTATTGAATTAACTTTATTTTTTGCTGACCCTTTAATTGCAACGAAACGTGAAGATGAAATATATATGCTTTGTTCTTGTCTTTATGATTGGTTGGAGGAATGGCCACAGCTATCTATCCAATGTACTAGAAAATGACGAAGGCCCATCACGGGCCTTTTTCATGTTAATCACCATAAAAATCATTTGCTTTATAGTCTATATCTACTCGGTCCTTTGTGTTGTGGTTACAAGTTCTTTTTATTGTTGTGTCAGCATATTGTCTAAGTCTTTTCTTGAAGTTTGGAAATAATATTTGATAACATTTCTTGCGATAATATTGGTATTGGCCGCAATTTATATTTAGTATTTTACTTATTTCTTCAGCTCTATAACCTTGAGATAAATAACTAATTACTAATTGGCATTTTTCTGGTAGGTTTTTGATTTTGGTTTGTAAATCTAGCCTCTGGATAGTGTAATCACTATCACTTATTTCTGAATCACTTATAGATTGCTCATCGATGTAGAAGTTATTGTCTTTGTTTTTGTGGGTCAATTTCTCTGACGTATTCATTCTATTTATTGTATTCTTGATTGTGATGAATAGATAACCTTTATACTTATTATAGTGAGTTGTATCCATTCCTTTCCTTTCAACAGCTTTCACGAAACTCAAAAAGGAATCATTGACTGCACTGGCTTGTTGATGGACGCTGAGGAATTTAAAACCAGGAATAGTGGTGGCCAAGTATCGTAATTCGATTAGGTACTTTTCTTCTTGATTTGTATATTTGGTGGCTCCATTCCACTTGTATTTTTTTTCTAAAACTTTTTTCATTTTAATATTGTTTTTGATTTTCCATCATTATTTTTCTTAATTTTCCGATAGCTATTTTATATCGAAGTTGAACTCCAGAGGCTGTTATTCCATATTCTATTCCAAGTTGTGCGAATGTTTTTGGTTTCGAGTTATCGTTTAAGTCCAAGTGTTTTTCTATTACATCTTTATCCTTATCACTTAAGCTCGAAAGAGCCATTTTAAGAGCTTCATTTACTTCAGGGGCTATATAATCTTCTTGACCAGCTATCATTGAATCTACAGTATCCCCTTCATCATTTAAAGGGGTAGACAAAGATATGGTTGGTATGTGGATTCTTTTATCGATATCTTTACAATATAATTTTTGATAAGGAATATAGATTGTCCTAGCATTCAACGATAAAAACTTCATCATTTCCAGTTTGATTATGGTCGTGAAATATCCTCTTCTAGTTCCTTTTGCTTCATCGTATTCGTGTTCGTATTTCACGAGAGCAATGTTAGCTACTTGAATCAGGTCATCAACAAACTCTGGTTGAAATAAGCTTCCAGCAACTTTTTGTGTATATCTTTTGAATTCTTTAATTATCTCCATATCCTCGTATTTCATTATAAATATAATGAACTTTTTAAAAAGACATAGAGTTTGACAAAAAAAATCCAGAAATGTTTGAGTGAATTTGACCCCAAAAATGAAGCTAAATAGGGTTGTGTACGAAGGCTCTCTTTCTAATAAAAGCTCTCTCCGTACACGACACCTAAGTATCTGGTTATCAATCGAAAATGTAGAAACACTGTCGAGAGATTCTCGACATTTGAGATAATAAATAATCAGTAATATTGGACCCTTGGGATACAAATTCCTTATTTAGAATGATTCTAAATAACGAATAAAATGAAAATATATTGAACTTTTGTTTTTTAGATATTTGTCAAATGGGGGAGAGCTTGAATTAAGCCTTCTAACGAATTTAAATTAGTTGGATAACATCTATATCAACTTTTGTATTTGAGTTGCTTAAATCGATTGTAATGACTAAATAAGATATATAATTGCTTCGCAGTTGATATGATGCCTACGTCTATATTGCATATAAGACATTCTAACCAACTGAAAAATTAAAAACATAATCTATATCAACTTTTGTATTTTAAATCTTTAGAGTTGATAAGAATAAGAAATAAGATATGTTTCAACTTTGATATGGATTGCTTATCTGTGTTTTACTTTTACAAATTTCTTTATATTTATTTTTTACAACTTTCAATATCCATTTCCATTTCCATTTCCATTTCCATTTCCTTATCTTTATCGTTATCCATTTCTTTATCTTTATCTTTATCCTTATCTATATCCTTATCCTTATCCTTATCCTTATTAAGGTAAGGAGTGGGTTAACCCAGAACGAACCCAGATTGATTCTGGGTTAACCCAGACCTAACCCAGAACGAACCCAGAACGAACCCAGATTGATTCTGGGTTAACCCAGAACGAACCCAGAAGTTTGTTAGTTTATACTCAACTAGGTTAAAAATAATTTACCTCAGTATCAACTAGTTAACTAAATTATAGCTAAAATAGTTAAATAATGTTTGACTTTTCTAATACTTTTATTATAATTGGATATATTTATAAACGAGAGCAAAAAGTTCTCAAATAACAATAACAATAAAAAACAAAAACAAACACAATGGAAAACAACGAAACAAAATTAAGAGGTTTTAAATTATCAATTGAAACTTTTAACAAGCTAATTAGCTTATCAAAAAAAAATCGCAACAATAAATCACTTACTGTTGAGCAATTAATTGACAACGCATTCAACGAAAAAATAACATCAGAATTAAATGAAAAAAAATAATGGAAAATCAAACAGAATTAAACGGATTTGTATTTCTTCGTTCTTATTACGAAGCTATAAAAGAATTAGATGGTGATGACAGACTAGAACTAAATGATGCTATTCAAGCATTAGTTTTTGATAATATTCAACCAAACTTTAGTAAAAAATATCTATTCGGATATTTTAAATTAATTCAACCGACACTAGAAGCATCATTAACACGATACAGAAATAGCGTTGAGAACGGTAAAAAAGGTGGTAAGAAAGCAACTCCTAAAACAACTCCTAAAACAACAGCTGAAGTAATCAAGGTTCAAGAGGTTGAGGTTAAAAAAGTGATAGCAAAAAAACCCTTTAAAGATGTGGTAGAATCACCAACTAAAGAAACAGCAGCTTTTTTTATATCGCAATTAGGAACAGATACTGAGGATGTTGATACCGATAATGTTGATACTGTAACTGTAGCAATTGAAACTAAAGCTTCAGTGAAACAATTAATGGAATACGCAAAGACAAAAGATATGTGTTTTGCAGATAAAAAAATGCTACTCGAAAAAATAAATAATAACTCAATCGAGTCTCTAAAGGACATCAATGATTTTGAAAACTTAGTAAAAATACTCAACTAAAAAATGATACTAAATAAAAACAACGACCCGTGGATAAATGAACTTAACGAATTATTTCGCGAGGACAGAGAAAGACTGGAAAAATTAGACTTTACAGCTAAACCTAAAGTTGAACCTAAAGTCGAACCTAAAGTCGAAAAATCAGGTAAAAGCCTGATGGCCGATTTCTTCAAAAAATATAACATAGGTCAAGAAGAGTTGGTCCCTGATTGTCCAGCTGAGTTACCTGACGTATTACCAACTGAAAAAGAAAACTAAAAAAACACTATGAAAAAACAAAAATACCTATTCCCGTTATCACTAGACGATAAAAAAAGAGTCTATTTTAATACCTTAATGTTTGCGATGAGTCAAAAAGATGAAGGATATAACATCAACCAAGACGAAACAAACCTGATGATTAAATTAATTATCAAATCATTCGTAGAAAAAGGTGAGTTAATAACTAATAAAAAAAACTTATGTAAGTCAATAAATATGAGTTTAGATATATTCGACAAATGTTTAATCAGTCTAGAACAAAAAAGATATATATTTATTTTACACGGTGAGATTTTTATATGTTGGGATTTTATCGAGGAAATTTATAAATTATTTTATTCTGATTTCATTGAATCTCGACAAATAGAAGAAAGTAATATGACTCTTGTGACTTCGGTTCTTGAGGCTATGAAAAACAGAGAGACTTCAAAATAAATTTGGTAGTGTCGATTTTTTGTTATACCTTTGCTGTTCACTTTAAAACAAACACATAATGAAAAATCTTATTGCAATAGTAGTCTTGGTTATCGCTCTTTTGGTAGTTGGTAATTTAAGTCTATAACATTGGGCCAACATGTTGGCCCATAATAATAATCAAAAGGAGCTTCGGCTCCTTTTTTTATTTTACAAAACAAACGTATTTTTCGCATAATTAGAAGATATAGGGAATACGTTATGAATATACACACAGGTAGTTATCTTGACAAAGGAGTCAACGAACATTTCGGTGTTGATAAATTCGATATTATTGTGATGAATCCACCTTATCAAGAGCTTAAGGTAGGATTTAAAAAGTCACAACCATTATGGGATAAGTTTGTTATTAAGGCTGTGAGTGACCTTATTGAGGGTGGTTATTTGGTTGCAGTCCACCCTTCAGGTTGGAGAAATATAAGTGGAGTATTTAAGAATGTTCAGAATCTTTTGAAAAATAAACAAGTATTATATTTGGAAATTCACGATGCTGATAATGGTGCTAAAACATTTGGTGCTAAAACACGTTATGATTTTTATTGCCTTCATAATGTACCGTGTGTATCCAACACAAAAATAAAATGTCAAGATGGTAGTATTGAAATTGCTGATATCTCAAAAATGGAATTTATTGCTAATGGTATGTTTAAACAAATTCAAAAATTAATAGCAAAAAACAATGAAGACAGAGTTGAAATAATACAAAGTTATTCAGCATATTCATCAAGAAAAGAACATATGTCCAAAGAACAAACCGATTACCACATACATCCTTGTGTTCAAAATATAAACACCAAAAATAAACCCAGTTGTTTTTGGTATTCAAACACCAACAAAAGAGGACATTTTGGTACGTCTAAAGTAATTTTTGGTAGGAAATGTAGTGGTGTTTATTTTGATGAAATAGGTAAATATGGTCTGGCAGAGGATTGTAGTGCTTTTATCGATAATATTGATAACTTGCCTTACATTCAAACAGCACTATTAAACAACATATTTATAGATATATCAAAAAACTGCGATTTTGGTGGAGCAAGAGACACATACAACCCAAAGATACTATCACTATTTCGAAAAGACTTCTGGAAAGAATTTATATAAAAATAAAAATATGAAAAACAAAGTAAAACAATTTGGTGAGGTATTTACCCCCGAATTTCTCGTGAATGATATGCTTGACACCCTACCAACTGAGGTATGGAGCAACCCTAATCTAAAGTGGTTTGACCCTTGTGGTGGCGCAAATATGGTATTCCCGATTGAAATATATAAAAGACTTATGGTGTCGTTATCTAATTATGAAAAAGATGTTAGTAAATTAGATAATCATATTTGGGATAATATGATATTTATTTGTGAACTGCAAGAAGAGTCAGTGGCTAAAGGGATAATAGAAATAGAAAAAATACGTTATGAATATACACACAGGTAGTTATTTGGACAAAGGATTCACCGAACATTTCGGTATTGATAAGTTTGATATAATTGTTATGAATCCACCGTATCAAGAACTTAAGGAAGGTTTTAAGAAGTCACAAGCATTATGGGATAAGTTTGTTATTAAGACAGTGAGTGACCTTATTGAAGGTGGTTATTTGGTTGCGGTACACCCTGATGGATGGCGAAGTCCAAAGGGAGTATTTAAGACTGTTCAAAACCTTTTAACTAGTAAACAACTATTGTATTTGGAGATGCATAACGTTAAGGATGGTGTTAAAACTTTTGGGGCAACTACTACTTATGATTTTTATTGCTTACACAACGTACCGTGTGCGTTCAACACAAAAATAAAATGTCAAGATGGTGTTATTGAAATTGTAAATTTAGCCAAAATGGAATTTATTCCAAACGCAATGTTTAAAGAATTCGAAAAATTAATAACCAACGACCCTGACGAAAAAGTTATTGTACAATATGACCGTACTGCCTATGAAACAAGAAAAGAATATATATCAAGAGAACAAACAGAAGAGTTTAAATATCCGTGTGTTTACCTAACTTATAAAGATGGTTCAATTAAATTAATGTATTCAAGTACAAATCAAAATGGTCACTTCGGAATACCAAAAGTTATCTTCAGTAATGGTGGTGCGAGTAAACCAGTAATCGATATAAATGGTGAATATGGTTTAACACAATTTGCTTATGGAATTGAGGATAATGTTGATAATTTACATTACATTCAGAAAGCAATGTTGACCCCTGAGTTTATTAAATTAATGTATTACGCTTGCGGCAATACAGGGAATAGATATCATTATAAAGTTATCGCATTATTCCGCAAGGATTTTTGGAAAGACTTTATATAGTGGCCAATCATGATTGGCCATCATAACCAAGTTCCTCGTTTTCATAATTCATATATATATGAAGCGACTTATCATTATCATCCTTTTACTTATACTATCGTGCAGCCCCTCTCGTAGCTTCCAGAAACCTAAATACAAGCATAGGGGCTTCAATCACGAGTGGAAACACCGTAGGCTGCTTATCATCAACCAAGGAACTTACCGCAATCCCAGCGTAAAATCTGAGCACAAACGAAAGCTAATCCAGCCAAAGACAATCAACCTAAACAAGTATTGAAATTAATTAGACTCAGTATCAACGAGTTACGAAAATAGTTTGTCTTTTTCAAACTTTCGCTATATTTATAATAGTACAAGGGGTTGACACTGTCAACTAATTAACGTAACTTTGTATTATAATTAACAAACTTAAAAAAAAACAAACACTATGAAAACAACGTTTACCGTAATGATAACACCATTACAACAAGAAGCACTTTTATTGAAATTTAAAAACGCACTGAAGACAGTACGAGATACTGACGCTAAAGAAATTCGTAGCAACCTTGCTAAGGGATTAGAAATGTTATTCTACAATAATGGCACTGAATTCCACTGGGGGATAGATAGTACGTATTTGCTAAAAATAAACGGTGTAAACAATAAAACCCAAGTTTTAAAAAAAATAAATTTTTACATTGAAAACTTATGACTAAAAGATACCAACTATTAAACAACGGGCTCACTATCGATTTTAGGTCGTTAGCGGCCATCGCTACGCATCTTGGATGTTCTCGGCAATACCTTCACCGAAAGTTCGTTAAAAACCCTGAATCAATAATTTACAAAAAAATAACATACACAATAATAGATAAAGCAAATGAAAACAACAACAACTAATCAAGAAATGTTCCTCGTTACAAACGGACTAAGTTACGAATTCGAAATATTTGGAGTATTCGATAGTGAAAATCTAGCAGAACTTTTTATTCAAAAAAACGAAGAAACAGATGATGAATTTATCATCCAAAAATTTATACTGAACGCTCCAATATCTGATTTAATTCGTACACACAGAGCGTACATCGTAAAAATCAGCAATGAAAATGGAAGTGCTTATGCACGTATTGTACGCGAAGATAACGTATTTGAATTTGAACATCTAAGTGCTGATGAATTGAACCCAGGAGATAATAAATTTAATTGTATTGTGGTGATGGCAACAAATGAAGCACAAGCAATCGAATTAGCGATAATAAAATCTAGTAAGATACTAGAGGAACATATGTATTGGGAACAAAGAAAACCAGTGTATAGTCAAACCCACCACGAAAACGGTAATATCCACTTCAACGAAAAATTTATAAATGGTGGTTTAGTTGAACAAAAAGAATATAGTGACAAAGGTGAATTATTAATCCATAAAACTTATGTTAACGGGATTATTAGTGGTGAGATATACTTCAGCTAAAATGACTACATACGAATTAACCAACCATCCAAATTTCAACATAAAACATTCCAAAGAGTTTTTCAATGGTGTGTTGGTAGCCGAAGAGTTCTTCGATGAGGAAGGAATTTCAAGAGCAATAAAATATGATTATGAGAATGATATCTATGAAATTATTGCTTCATACGGTGAAGATAGAGATGGTTTAAAAACGTTGGTATATGCCAATGATACTATATTTTTCCAAGGTAATTATAGTAATGGGAAACAGGATGGAGTATCGAAATATTATTATGAAAATGGAAATATACATTTTTTTGGGGAATATAAAAACGACGATATATATGGCAACTACGAAAGTTACTATGAAAATGGGAACCTAGCTCTAAGTGGCCATTCCCAAAATGGGAAACTAAATGGGCCTGAAATTTACTATGATGAAGAAGGAAATGAAATAAAAAGAATACTTGAACCAACTGTTGAACCAATTATAAAACCAAGTCTCTGGAGTATAATAATAACAAAACTAAAAACAATGATAAAATGATTACATTCGAATTATCCAATGACGAAAACTACAATCTGAAAAACTCGAAAGAGTTTTTTAGTGGTGAGTTGGTGAGAGAAGAAGAGTTCAACAAGCAAGGAGAAATACTAGAATATACTGTTTTTTCAAATTCGCAACCTGAAACAAAAATTGTTTTTATTGACGGATTATTGGTTTACGATTTTTCAGTTTACTTAATTGATGGGACTAAATTTGCAACCACAAGGGTTATATTTGGGGTTCCATATTGTATTTCCTTTCACGAAGATAAAACTATAAAAATAAGTTTCTGGAGTAAAATAATAAACAACATAAAAAAATCAATTATTAAATAAGCTAGTGACATAGTTTAATTAAACAAAAAGGCCATTCTAGTGGTCTTTTTGCGTTTAACGAATTACCGTTACTCGACCAATAGTTGAGTACTTACGTGAGTTTAAATCGCTGTAAAAACAACTATATGTAAACACTCCGTCAATTGGATTACCTTGTTGGTTGAGTCCTTTAAATGGTTCAATTCCATTCCACTGCCACACTGTAGAACCCCACCTATCATAGATAACCAAGGACTCGATTTTTACATTTTTAAAAACGGGAAACCAAGTTATATTGGACCCTTCTGGGACCATTGCTGTTGGGAAATAAATAGTGAATTCATCACAAGAATCAACCATTACTATTCGCTTGAATTGATATACACAACCAAGATAATCAAGCTCAACTTGAATAAGATACTCACCCACTTGGTTTATATATAGGGAACCATCTTCATCAATTGATGATAAAGACGAGCTCCAGTTATATCCAATAAAATCATTACTCAATTCCAAAGTAACCTCTTTATCCTCACAAAAAACTATTTGTGAATAAAGTACAAGTGAGAAAAAGATTAAAAAAAACGTGGTCAATAATTTATTCATTGAATTAGTTTATAGTAATAGTTGTGATTGGTGCTGGGTAAATAACAAGAGTTCCTGAATCGCTTCCAGAACACGCCCCAACTGTTGTGCTATAAGTTATCAAACCAGACATCGATGAATCGAAAGTAGTTATGACAACTCCATTATACGTATATTGCCCACCTGTTGGTGAACCACCTGAAGCAGCAACACTTGTGTTCGGGCATAAGTCTGGTAAAACCAGGGTAGTTACGTTATCGATAACATCGAAACAAGCTGTTTGAACTGAGATACATCCTTGAGCATTTGTAACTTCAACTGTGATAACATAATTTATAAGTGAACTTCCAATACTAGCGGCATCAATTTGATTCGTTCCTTGCCCAATAAAGGCCATCGCTGGAGATATTGTCCAATCGTAAGTCCAAGTTGGGTCGTTCGTTACTGAAGCCATTAAAGCACTTCCTGAGCATTTTTCAAAACAAGGTTGGCTGTACGATAAACCGCAGATTAATAATGTGATGATAATTAGTAGTATTCGTTTCATATATTTAATTTATTTAGTTATACGGTAAAATAAAGAGTTGCTTCCGCAGTTCTTCTGTTGGTTAATCCTTTGATTACTTTTTTATTAGCTTTATTCCAACTTAAAAAACTATTCGCAATTGAAGGGTCATTTGGGTTGGCAATTACTTTTTTTAATAATGTTGATTTGCTAAAGGCACCACACCCAATGTTATAGGCCAAAGAAACCATAGCATCAAATTTGTTTTGACTAATTCCTAATTTAACTCGATTTCTAACACAATTTACGAATGCCTGTAATGTTTTTAGAAACAATAAATCAGCCTCGTCTTGCGTACATGTATCGCCTTCCTTTACTGGGAATTCACCCTTAGTATCATAGAAGGTACTTCCCCATCCAATAGTCCATACATTCGCTGAACATTTGTAAGCCTTTAACTTACACCCTTCGAATTTTTTAATTAAATCAAAGCCATTATTCCCCAGTTTCATTTTCATTGTTTTCGTTTTTAATATCGAAGTCTTCGAACTCTTGTTTTACTTTTTTTGCTCGTGAAAGCATCTTTTTAAAATTACTCCACAAATCAAAACCAAACCCTGATTTTAGATTTTCTAAAATCGATGTTAGTTCAATAAATAATAAAGTACAAGCCACCAACTTGGTAGCAAATAATGGAACTGAAATAAATAAATTAATTATCTCACCAACGATATATTTGTCCAAAACAAAGCAACCAATTAAAGCGCATTGGTATAGTGCCATCTTCGAAACTATTTGAGATAGCTTACGACTGGTAAGGCGTTGCTTTAATTTCTTAGCTTTAATAACCCCCAAAATTGTGTCGATTCCGATGGCGATACCCACGATTATTATGAGTGAGATTATTGGCAATAGGAATGCCATTATGATACCCATAACCGCATATATACTACTTTTTATTTTCATCATTGTTAAAACTATTATTGGAAGATTAGGTTCCATAACTACTTAATATAAATTATTCATTCTGTTATTCCAGCCGTTGAAACGGCTTTTGTAAAACCCTATTGGACTGTTGTACGCTGACTTTTGTGTATCAGGTCGTAGGTCCGTATTTTGATTTTCCGTGGACTTATAAGTCGGGAATTTACTTGCATTATCGCATAACCAATTACGAAGTCTTTCTTCATAAAATTCTGCTCTTTTTGTTATTTGTTTTACGACTGTAAACATAGTATTTTCACTAACCGAATTAGAGTTTTCCCCATTCTGAGTTGATACTCCTTTGTTCTTTACATTCAACGATAAGAAGAAAGTCACCTCAGCAGTTGCGTGATGAACCAAAGCTGGTTTGATTAAATTAATCAACTCTTCTTGGTCTGGTGTTAATGGTGTTATATTCGCTGTTGCAGCACTATACGCATTCATTATTTCGTGGTAAAATGTTTTACCAAGGATAGGTTGAATAGTTAAATCTTGCATATAATAAGCTGATTTTTTAATTTCCGATACATCAACATTACCGTTTAAAACTGAATTCTCGCGAATATAAAGTTCGCCAATTAATAAGATTGTTTCCATTATTTTTGTAGTATTTGGTTAATTTGATTATCGGTTAATCCTAGACCACTGGCAAGCAAAACTTTCGCTTGAGTATAGGTTAGTTTACCGTTTGAATATTGCCTCATTATACGCATCATACCTTGGTGCTCACGTCCTGACATTCCACGAATGGTATCATTAACAACTATCTCAGTAGATTCATCTCCTGATAATTGTTCAGTAGTAACAGCAGCACTAGCACTAGGTGCAACAACAGTAGAAGCAACACTTGGATTCAATTGGTTAACGTCTGCGTCAGCAAATTCGAGAGTACATGTTAACCCGTTTATTAGAAGAAAGTCGTTCATTATTGTTTGCAAGGATAATTGTGAAGGTTGAATATTCAATTGATTCATTAAATTAAATTGATAAATAAAATCTGAATTACCTAATGAACCTGCTGTTTTTAATCCTATCAACTGAGGGTCGATTCCGTGACCTAAACATATTTTTCTTGTGGTTGCATCCATTAAATCAATAAACCCAGACGAAACATCGATAGGAGATAATTGAGTAATTGATGGCAATACATCTCTTGTCTTGCTGAATGTTGTGAATACTTTACCAGCATTTTCTGTATCAGAAAAATCATCACGAAGGCCAGAAATTAATATATCTTTTTCTTCTTCATCTAGGTCAAAAGGAAACGATATAACAACAGAAGGACTAACCGCATTTTTAAGGTATGCAAGTTGATAAGTGTCTGACTCTTTGTCAAGTAAGATTGATTTGATAGCACCTTTATAAGTTGGGCGCGAATATAGCGATTGTTCAACTGAAGGGAACTGAACCATTAGTATTTGATTCTTATTTTCTTTATCTGCTTGGTCGAATTTAGCATATTTTATGTATGGTAATTTCGTTGAATACAAGGCCCAATTCCAGCAATATAAATAATCAACAGCTTCCATTTGGTTATCGATATGATTGATGTTTACAGAAGCTGGATTCAATCTTTTTAATTTAATTATTTTGGTATTATCCGAATTCCAAGTTACCAAAATAGCCACTCTATTGTGTATAAAATAATCCAAAACCAATCCATTATTAATTAAGTTATCGAATTGATTAGTTAATTGATTCAGTTGTATTTTTTCGGACATGTTAAACATGTCCGACCCATTGATACTATATCCATTTCCAGCAGTCAACATTGTTTTTAAATTGATGATTGCTGAGTGGATAGGACTTGCTGAATAAAGACCGTTTAAGAAGTTACCATATAGGCCATCAGGAGAATCTAAAAACCCTCTAGAGGTCCTTACAACATCAGTGAAACCACGATGTCCGATATCATTATTATACATTGAAAAAGCTTGTACCATTCTACCAGTCTTTGGTTCTGGACCAGGAATAACTACAGGTTGTTCTTGTACTTTTGTTTTTTGAAAAAAATTTAATATTCCCATTTTTGTTTATTTTAATGCATTTTGAATGTTATCAACTCCGTTTACTTGAGCCTTTACTGTTTGTATTATGCGGCCAGTAGTCGCTGACACACTTATTGTTGATGCTGTTGCTTCATAAATGTTTACCACATATTGCCCAGTCCTCAATGATACTTGACCTGATAGAGGTATTGATATGTCGTTCTCGATTATATCGAATCTATTATATCGACACTTATATCCTGACTCATCTTCAGCTGTAAAATAAGTTACTGAATTAGAATAAATTCCAGAAACGAATTCGAATAAATAATAAGGTTCAATCAAAGTACTAAAGCTATTTAACTCAAGAATGATTGTGTTCGATTGATTTTTATTAAGGACTATCATATGTATATAAACTATTTTATTTTTATCATTGTTCCTAGCTATTACTTTAAAAAGAAAAAGCCTCGCAAGGAGGCTTAATCTATAATTAAAGGGAAATTTTAAAGAGGTGTGATTACATCATTTGCAGCCGAATTAAGAATGAAAGGCATTTGGTTTGGCTCGTTAGCTGTAATAACAATGTCATAACTAGTTCCGTCATCACCGATGACACCAGAGCTAGAGCTAGATGCTGTTAGATTGGCTCCGCGAGTGATACCCATAAGGTTCCATTCAGAATTACCATCTTTCACCAAGACTAACAAATTACGATACGCTGCACCAGCCACAGCCAATGAGTTACGTTTCGCTTTGTCTCTACGAGGTACCTTCAACGATAAAGTTGTTAAATAATTGATAGCTCCATTTTCGATAGTACCCGTTTTTACCTCAGTAAAGTTCGCACCATTTTTTGCGAATTCCCAAACCAAGAATGGAGTAGTACCTGTTGCTCCTGAAACCTGAATTTCAGAAATGAAGTCAAATGCAGCTAGTTCATCCAAAGTTCCAGTGTAACCTGATACCGCGTGAAATGACGCTAACGCTATTGTGATGATACCCCCAGAGTTGTTTGAACACCCAAGTTCAAGTGCTTGAAGGCCGAAATTACAAGTTGCCATATTATATATATTTTTTTTTTGCTTATTTTTATTTTATTAAAAAAGCCGCTACGCATGTAGCAGCTTTTTAATTATTAATTATTATTGGAAATTAAACTCCGTGGAAATAGATATCACCAGCAACCAAAAAGTCCCAA